ACCAGGCGTCGTCACAAATTTACTTTGTGCACTGTCATAAATTAAATAATCACCATGATTTGCAGTTGTGTAATTTAAACTATCAAATGTTGCACTAGTTGCAGTGATATTACCAGTTGCTGTTATATTACCATCAACATCCAAAATTTCTGTTGGTGTTGTAGTATTGATACCAACTCTGCCCGCACGATCAATAACCATTCGCTGTGAAAGACCTTTACTATTCGTAGTAGTCCCAGCCAACACACCGGATGTCGCAAAGATTAATTCGCCATCAGACCAATCACTACCAGTGATTCCGCCATGACCAAGTGGCATACGAGAATAAATTCCAGATATTGCTGTTCTATAATCAGAAGTATCACTTTCTCTGCCGGCAAATAAAATACTTGGAGCAAAACTTCCAGCTGTACCAGAAGCATTATATAATACTATACCGTGTGAATTTGGCCCTTCGGTTGTATCATTATTATCAGTGATAATTAAAGGAAATCTATTCTTATCAAGCGCATAATTGCTATTGAATGCTATATCAGCACCTTCGCCATATGGATCATAGTCTACACGTTCGGTACCCATCCATTTGATAAAAAGTCTATCACCACCGAGCGGTGTGTTTGTATCCCAATCACTGCCTATTTCTATACTTCCATTATTTTGTGTCAGAAAATAATCACCCAAAGGTATATCAGATGTATTTCCATCTTCAGACTCGTATGATAATGTATTATTAGAGAATGATAATGAAGTTAAAGTTTCTGATCCAGCTTGCTGAAATAAATCTGATAAAGATAAATTTTTGGTAACACCATTCTGGTCAATTACGATTTTTTCGGGACCTAATGGAGTTGATCCACCTGGTAAATTTGATATTGTTGTATCTGCCATTAGAATTGAATTACTATTTTAATATCTTCAGTCTGATCAATGTTTCTTGTAATCTTTTTACGATGATCTATGAATAGAACTTCACCAGTATTATGTACATATTCACTATTTACAATTGCCACGACTTCAGTAGCATCATATGTTACAGGTGATGCACCATCAATTGGTGTTACAGTGATACTTTGATCATCAACAAAAGTATTATAATTTACTTCATTATTTGAATTTGAATGAAAATAAATTCTTTGATTTGCTAGATCATATTTATCAACATATGCGACGGCATCTCCTTGAGAGATCAAGGAACCCGTCTCAAAAATATTTGTGAAAGTCTCAGGTGCAAATTGGATATAATTAGATGCATCAAGAGCCTCTTCATCCGAATATACATTACCATCATCAGAATTTGATGGACTATCAAGACTTCTTTCTGGATTTTTTATAAGTGAAATCTGTCGAATAGGTGTATCAATAAGTGCTTCACCATCTACAGTCCCTTTGAAACTTGCATAACAACCTGCATAGAAAGAAGGAAGGTCTGATCTAGGACTAGCACCAAAGCCATCAATCGGTGCAACCAGAGGTTTAATGATAACATTATCTAACAGAGTTCCACTATCATTGTATACTTGGACAGAAGCCTTTGAATATCCAATTAAAACATCCACGGGCGAATTTTCATCATTTATGTCATCATATACAATACTCTGTATAGAACTATTACCTCCACCAATTGTTACAGTGAATCTCTCATCAGTCATAAGATCGACTGTTGGTTTATTTGCACCGTTCTCATCTACACCAGTTAATTTTATGACTTCTGTACCTTGCAAGTCCGATCCACCATTTTCTATTTTAAAATTGTAAATTAGACCACCTGTTGCAGCCTTGGCCGATGATTTATCAACTATATCTGGGTTTACTGGAATAAACTGTTCAGTATAAAATGGAGAGGAAACTGCATTATTTTGTAGAAATGCCCATACATATCCATCTGTTGTCTTCAGAACATGATTTACTGTATCAAATGTATTGTAACTTGCGCCAGGTGAAACTATAGATGAATCTCCACCATTGTTGCCAAGGCAAACATAAATATTATCATTTATTGTGATATAAGAAGGATATTTATTTTCTTCAAGATCAAAAGTAAGAGGATCATATGGATCATAAACTTTATAAGTTCTGCCAGATTGCCACGAATTTTTTGGAATGAGTCGATCTTGTGTAGTGACTCTTACTAAAGAAATTAGATTGTCCAATACATCGGAATCTTCAATGATGGTTCCATTAGGATATGGCGCAGAAAAAAGCTGACTGTCTTCTGGCAATTCTTCTGTGTCTGGCCATTTATCAGTTTTACCTATACCAATAAAGTAATCTGTCTCCGAATTGATCACGTCATTGATAAATCTATCACATGATTCTTTTCTAAATTTATTTGTAATTATAGCGGTCATAGATATTATTTATATGAATTATTTTTGAAAGATATCATTTATCTAAACAAGTTATGTCTCAATCTGAGAACCATTATTAAGGGCTAATTGAACTGATTGGAGGAGGGGGTTAATTCTCATTTTTATTATCGACCAATGACCATCCAATAAAACCAAGTAGAGTAACCGTTACTGTTTATAACAGAAAGCCCACTAGAACTCAAAGAATATACTCTTAAAGCGTTAAAATCCGCAGTGGTGGGGCCAGCCGCGGCTCCAATTGTTAATTGTGCATTAATTGCAGAGGTAAAAGATGTTCCAAATGCTATATTTATTGTAGTATTGGCTTGAACAGATACCTTTCCAAACTTCATGATTAATCCATTTGGGAGTGTTACACTTTCTCCGCCAGTGTAAGAGCTTGGCTCGAACCCATTTATGGACGAAGCAGCATCAACATAAGCCTTTGTTGCTAAATGTGTATCTGCTGTAGGGTCTGCAGCAGTAACATTACCAGCCGCAGTAATATTACCACTCTCTATTAACACGAAGCTAGTGTCATCAGGCACATCAGCCCTTCTAAAGATATGTCTATCCGCATCATAATAAGCATAACCTGGATGTTCAGTATTACTTTTACTATACAACTCAATATTCGCTCCAAGTAATGTACCATCTGAGTTACCCAATGCACTAAGAACTAAAGGATTATCGCCAATTTGACGTATGTCAAAAACACCATTGTCTCTTCGCCAAATCCTTGAAGAATATTCGCCGTCAGTACCTGTTCCATGAAAATCGATATATGATTGTACATTACCAGTTTCATCACGTCCAAGTTCAATTCCGTAAGTTTGTAAATCATTTTCTGGATAATTGTGAAGGATAATTCCATTTATAGTACCAGCCGCAGTAATATTACCATTATCTATTAACACACTTTCACCTGTGGCATCAGCCCTTCTAAAGATATGTTGATTAGCTTGATATTCAATCTGATCACTCTTTGTAGCATGAAGATTTCCATACAAATTAATTTTAGTTCCATCAGTTGCGTCTATGCCACCACCAGAAACCGTAGTATATCCATCCCTTCCTCTCGCAGTAATAAATTTAATTTTATCATCTTGATGAATAGTGGTATTTCCACTATTCTTATTTTCTAATCGAAAATTAGAATTATCTCCCCCGTCTTTAATTATTCGGGCATCATAGTCGGAATTTGTTGCGCTTGTACTATGAAAGTCAATATACGCGCTCCCGTTTCCATTAACTCCATAGTTTAATTCAAGTCCAGTGGCTCCGTTGGTTCCATTTGAGGGTAAAATGTGAATCCCATTAGTATCCCAAGAAGGAGCCCCTTCACTTAACTTAGAAGGTGTGATGGAACCATCAGCGATAGTGTTATCTCTCAACTGACCTAAGGTGATCTGAACAGTTTGATTAGTTTGTTCTATAGCAAGTTTGTCACTATCAGAGAATGTATTAGTTGATGCTAATTGTGAAATTAATTTTCCCATATCTGTTATTTATATTAAATTACTATTATTTCTGTAGGTGAATCGCCCTGTAATGTGATAATATCAATACCACTTAAAGTCTGTAAATAGGAAGGAGATTTTATAGTTGTTATGAAGCATGATATATTTGAAAACAATCTACGATAATTATATAGATCATCTCCCGGTGTTATCTTCAATAAAATATTTTCAAAATTCTCTTTCTCTAAAATATCATCTCTATCTTGAGCAGCTTCAAGTTCTTCTACTATTGGAAATTGAATATCTCTATAATTGAAGGTGCGACCATAGTCAATAATTGTATTTTTATATTCACTGAAATCATCAGTATCAAAGAATTTTAAATTTTTAAGATAATCATTTCTCGTCAATATGAAATGATCATCTTGATTATTAGAAAGGATATGCATAACTAATATTACAAGTCTAGTAAAAGCTTCTTCATCAAGTTCATTGATTAGAGTCAGATTTACTATTGTCACATAACCCAATAATCCATACTGGAACATCGGCATATGATCTCCAATATTATCACTATAATTGCCCTTCTGCGGCGGAATCAATCCCTTTTGCCAATCCAGGTCACTTGGATGATTTGTTTTATATAAATCATAATAATTATCTGGCAGAACTGATTCATATTTTCGTGTTAAATAATTAAATCTAACGAATCTGCCTATCCAATTATTTCTCCTTGCTATAATTAGAGATAAGATAGCGAAGAATTTGAAACCAGCAGGATGAACAAGGTTGTTAAATTCATTCTTCCATTCAAGTACAGATATAGAAGAATTGATCACATAAGAAAAATCTTGCCAGAAATAACTGTCTTGAATAACATCTGTATTTGATGCAAACCCCTTTGTGTCTCTATAATTCACTCCATCCCAATCACCCGAAGAAAGTTTAAACAGTCTCTCGCGGGGATATTGAATAGAGATAACATCATCATAAAAAATCTTAAAGAAGTTGATAATGCTATCTTCCGAACCTTTTGTTAAGTAATATTTAACTATTTTCTTATAAAGAGAAACTCTATCAAAGGCCGCTGCTCTTGGTATATTCTTCGCTATTTCTCTCTGAATTAAATCCAAATACTGGGCAGAGGTGCGATCAATATCTTGTTCCGCTACAATATTATTAATCTCTTGAGATGGCAAGCCATCTGTATTGAGATAAGAATAATAGTCCTCAAGAAACCCAATGAAATTTTCAGCACCCTCTCTCATGTGCATTGGCACAAGAGAATTTACTGTATTCGCTTGGTGTGTCGCAGGTCTCGCTGTTGCAATAGCTATTTCCATCAATCTTAATCGTGTCTATTGTATGTTACATAATTGGGTGCGCCAGATGCGCCACCTACAGCGATCGCATCGATATCTCCAACTATTTTAGATTTATTGATATCAATCTGAATTAATGTATTTCTCTTCGCGACAATATCATTGGCAGCAGGAGTACAATAAATATTGATTGTCTTCGCGGTATCAACAGGAATCGGATTGAATCTAATGACACCTGTAGATGGTGTGAGTATACCAATATTATCATCAACTTTGATTCTGGCACCTGTATTATCGACTCTAAAAGCAAAAACTTTTCTTGTTGTATCATTCAACGGCTCGTCTCCTAGAACGACATTATAACCTAGATATTGAAAAGTATCTGAAGATATAAATGATTCCTCACCATCTATCTCACCATAAATTTCAAAGTCGAATGAAAGTTCTGTTGAGATTGTATCCGACACTTGCAAATCTTTTTGCTTGTAAGTATAAATTCTAGCAACAGAACTGATAATTGAAAAATCTGTATCATCAATTGTGGAGAGTAGATTCGAGTGACGGAATACAGTATTGAAACTTGAAAGTATACTATCATTATATTCTATCAAAGTATCTCGTACCTTTGATTCAAGATTGCTTTTACTTAAATCTGTCTGATTTGAATTGTATTTAAAGAAAATTTCAAAATATAGATATGTGAAATTTGGATCAACTACTTCTGTGCTAGTTGATGCAACGTTCTTCGAAGAAAGCAATCTTTTCAATTCATCCTTCTGAATGTCAGTTAATGTGTTCTCCGAATTAGGTTTTATCGATATGAAAACCTTACCATATTGAGGTGGATCATTATCTTGACCACCCCATACAGAAATAATATCAGCAGCAGGAAAGTCTCTCTTAATCAGAGAAAGATAATCATCAACAGTAACTGCTCTTTCTTGTGATGCAAATGTCAAGGGTGCATTAAATCGAATCGATTCTATATTTTCTTTATCTGCACCTCCTGCAGACTTAGATTTTAATGTGATAGAAGTTGGAGCAGGATTACTTGAAGCCCATGTAAATGAAGTTGCGCCGTTCGATTGTTCGCCAAGTGTGCTCAAATATTCAAGTTCAATGATATTCTGACCACTTGGTTTTCTACCATAGACATTGTTACCAAATTCTATTTCATAATTTCCATCATGGTTTTCCGTGATAAAATAAATTTCACTTTCATTTGTTATATCAGTGAATGTAGTAAATTTTGTATAGATCGCAAAATTATCGCTATTTACATTGTCAAAAACCTTAACTTTTAATTGAGATATATCAGCGGAATTATCTTTCAACACATATTTCTGTCCCCTTTCTGCAGTATCACGAACAACAAATCTTTGTGTCTTAACAACCCCTTGATAAAAAATTACGTCATTGAATGTATATTTTCCTCCTATTAAACTAGTAGTATAATCTTGAAGAGTTGTAAATGTGTAAGTCACACTATCAACTTTTGTAGTAACTTTCTTTCCAGCTTCGATTGTGAATGATTCTAAATTAGTATTTACTGATCCATCAAATTCTAATGTGAGAGAACAATATGGTGCAGTGATACTATTTGGAGTGTAACCTAATAATTTAGCACGAGAAACAACATTAGCTCTTAATTGAGCTGAATCAAGGAATGTTTCATTGATTGAAGTATGAGCAGTGATCGCATTATAGTGTGTATTATACGCGAGAATGTCCATTAATATATTCAGACCCGCGCCTTCGAAATCATAATCCTTATATTTGTCACCAGGATAATTTTTATAGTAATCGATAAGATTTTCTTTTATCCTATCAAAGTCTAGTTCTGTTACATTGAATTGTGCCATTATCGTGTTCGTTCGAGGTAAAAATTAGTTTCTTCTCTTAGATCAGAGAATATTATATTGAATTGTATATTAACTTGATATGAATTGCGGTCTGATTCATCAATCACATCTACTGTCACACCATTTACTCTGGGTTCATATTCTTCTAATACTCTAAGGATTTCATCTCTGATAGCAAGCTCTGTAAATGGATCAGCATTCTCGAATAATAATCCAGTTACATTTGTTCCTAGTCTAGGTTGAAAAGGTCTTTCGGTAAAATTTGTTAATACAAGATTCTTAATAGATTGCTTTACCGCATCAATATCTTTCAATGAAGTAAGGTCTTTGGTATTAGGGTGAATCGCAAATGACATGGGTAAGTCAGCATATCCTCTTCTTCTGGAGACCAGAGAGGATGTAGTATAATCTGAAAATTTATTACCCATATCTTCTATTTATATTAGTTGAGGAAGATATTTGGTGCAGTTGTTGATTGATTTCCACCATATGATTCGATTACAGGACCGACGGTATATTCAAAAATCGCGCCTCCAATATCAATAGTTTGATTATTTTTTACTCTATGAACGTGCTCGCCTCCTATATGTTCATACTTGTTTCCTGTTACTTGAACATTCCAGTCTCCAATGATTTTAGTATTACATCCTCCATCGATAGTGAGATTACAACCTCCTTCGATATAAACATTTTCT